ATTATGACAATCATGCAGACAATTAGTCAAATCAAATCAGAGGTGGTTTTGGTCACTCCAGCTATGGCTGAGCAATGGCTGAAATCAAACACCAAAAATCGCAAACCAGCGGAACGAACCATAAATGCTTATGCATCAGATATGGCCGCTGGACGATGGGAGCTTACAAATCAAGGAATTGCATTCTACGAAACTGGTGAATTGGCAGATGGTCAACATCGCTTGATGGCTGTAATTAAGTCAAGAACCCCCGTCATGATGATGGTTACTTATGGTTTGAGCGAGTCAGCTATAAACGGCATTGATCAGCACAAGATTCGCGCGGTTCATGATGTCTTAACAATGGCATCACATGGACAAGTAACAAGCACAGATGTCGCAGTAACCAGATTGTGTTTTGGGTATGCAAAATCAACAGCGTCAATCGTTGGCGAATCAATGCTGCTCATCATCGACGAATTGCGCCAAGTTGACGATTGGATGGTAAAGACCAACACAAAACTGGTTGGCGCTTGCACAAGAGCAGCAATTGTTCTTGCTTTAAAAGCTGGTGCGGACAAGGAGAAAATCAGAAGCTTTACTGCTGTTCTTACAACCGGGATGCCAAATTGCGAACTAGATAGAGGGGTAATTGTTCTTCGTGAGAGCTTGCTTTCTGGTGCTACTAAGCAAAGAGGTGGTGCTGAGCGTGTTGAGATTGTGAAAAAAGTGCAGCAGGCGATAAAAAACTATATTGATGGTCGTGTTGTTTCTCGATCACTCACACCCACCGAATATGTTTACCCGATCTTATCTTTGGGTGATGCGAAATGAAACAAAAACACATCGAGAGTCAAACGACTCAAATCCTTTTTCAGCATCCGACTAAGGCTGAACAGTCGAACTTCAAGCCAAAGCTTAAACAGGTTTTATTCCGTGCAGGTGAATTGGTCATCGTTGGCCTAGCTGCTGGTCTTGTGGCTTCGGCTATCACTTTGGCTGCTGCGATGGGGGGGAATTGATGAATATGCAATCCAAACCTGAGCTTCTGGCTCCCCAGTTTCCGATGATGCGCATCGTGCTTTCTTCAGTTGCGATTGATGTCGACATGGTTGATTTCACTTTGCAGTACGGCCTTGCTGAAATTGAGTGCCGAGTTCAAGCCAATCAGTTGNCAGATCANACCTTTGTTAATGCAACCAGTGACCCGCAAAACGATGTGGATATGCCATACACCCGCTTAGAGGTGTCCACAAACATGCTAATCGAAGTGATGCGCTATGACGTTGATCTGGTCGATGGTCAAAAAATCATGCTCACCGAGCAGCAAGTCGAAGTGTTGAACAAACAACTAGAAGCACTTTGCATCGAATCACTTAAAATGGAAATGGCAGCTTAACGGCTGCTTTGGAGAATAAGAAATGAGCAATATCGTTTTATCACAAGTCAGTAAGATCGCCACCACATTTGACATGGCTGATGTGGATTCTGCTGAACTTGCAAATACTTTAGCCAATACAGTTTTTAAGGGCGCGACAAATGACCAGCTTGTCAGCCTTTTGATTGTGGCTAATCAGTACAAGCTAAATCCATTCACCAAAGAGATTTATGCGTTTCCAGCAAAGGGTGGTGGCATTACTCCTGTGGTTGGTGTGGATGGTTGGGCGCGAATCATTAACGACAATCCGCTATGCGATGGTATTCAGTTTGAGCAGGATGATGAATCATGCACATGCAAGATTTATCGCAAAGATCGCTCACACCCTACCGTTGTCACTGAATACCTGGATGAATGCCGTGGTGTTTCTGAGCCCTGGAAGAAATACCCAAAGCGCATGTTGCGCCACAAAGCCTTGATTCAATGCGCACGTGTAGCCTTTGGATTCTCTGGAATCTATGACGAGGATGAAGCACGCCGCATTGATGAAAGTCAATCCGCATCAATCAAAACCGTTTCAGGTGTTTCTGATGATTACCAGCAGTTTGAGGATAAGCACCTAGACAACATGCGCGCACTGGCAAATGAGGGCACGGAAGCATTGCAGACTGGTTTTGCCGAGCTGCCAAACGGGCCACTTAAAAAACAGTTCTGGTCTATCCATTCACCATCACTAAAAGAAGCTGCACAGCATGCCGACAACTCGCAAGGAGAAACCTATGAACATTCTCCAGCGTAATGAGGATTGGTATAGCGAGCGATGCGGAAAAGTGACTGCAAGCCGTATCAAGGATATTGATGCAAAACCAGCTAAAGGCAAGGCACNCAATGCAATGACCTTAACAATCCTTTCTGAGCGCATTACTGGCGTTCAGGAGGAGGGTTTTATTAATGCTGCAATGCAATGGGGTATTGANCAAGAGCCTTATGCAATCTCGGCTTACGAGAATGAAACAGGTTTATTTGTCACTGGCACTGGATTGATTGACCATCCTGAAATCTCCTGGAGTGGTGCCAGTCCAGATGGATTGGTCGGCAAAGATGGTCAGATTGAAGTGAAATGCCCTGCCACTACAACACACTTGAATACGGTACTGACCAAGCAAGTGCCAAGCGAATATATACCGCAAATCACGTGGCAATTGGCATGCACTAAGCGCAAATGGTGTGACTTTGTGAGCTATGACCCACGACTTCCTGAGCATTTGCAGATTGTAGTTGTTCGCGTGCATGCGCATGAGTTGGATATTGCCGGCATAGAGCAGTCGGTAATTAAGTTCAATGCCAAAATTGAACAGTTGCTTGGTGAATTAAATGGGGTGGCGGCATGAACCACTTGTCATACCAACCAAAACCAACAAAGCAGATTCATCCTGAAATGGCTGTACCGTTTGAGGTTCATCTCTTAAACACCGGCTGTAAAGCAAATTATGTTCGNCACCAAGCGCTAGTCCAGTACTGGCGCAAGGGAAGCAANACNATGGAGATCAACGCATTTGGCCAGATGAACAANCCNATGCAGGAAGCTTATGCAGAGTTTCTATCTCTTTATTTCAAACTAGGTAAAGACTTCATCACTTTGTTGAGAAGTCAGGTATTAAAGGTGGCGGAATGATCGACTACTGCATTATCTGCCAAGGGTTCACCATCAAGCTGGATGGTTGTTGTAAAGATTGTGGGTTTAAGGGGTGCAAGTGATGAATGTTGGTGAAAAATTTATTGAATATCTTGAGGCGAACCCAACGGCAAGCGCAACTGTTATGGAGGCCAAACACACCAAAACTATGATGTTTGATGGTGCGCTTCTGGTGCAAACAAGTGATGTGACACTTGTGCGGATTGGTGATGAAGTCTTTGAAACGCATGTTTCTTTTTACGACAAGATTTTTGAATTGTTGCAGCAATTACCTTTAATGAATTGAGGTGAAGTGATGGATATGAATAAAGAACGCGAAGCGTTTTTACAAGAAATTGATGGTCTTGGTTATGAGTTTTTGAATCAGGAGATTCGTGAAGAAACTACTGGATTTAAAGACTGCGACCTAAATATGTTGTGGTAAGTCTGGCAAGCCGCTTCCGTTTCTTTGTGCGTGATTCGTATGCTCATAAAAAGGTAGGTTATCCACACAATTAATTTAATGTATTCTAAAACAGCAAACCCCAACACGCCTTGTTGCGNAGGGTTTGCACCAAAGCCCTCANNTGAGGGCTTTCTTATACGCATTACCAAGCNTCACATCATAGGAATTTCTAGCATAAGCAGGGCCATTGTAGCCANGCGCAAATGCTCGCCAATCCTTATTTTTGAGTGCATTCACCAAGCCATTTACTTTGATAAAACGACACATTGCTTCAAGCTGTGATGCTTCGTCACGATACATTGCGTTAATGAAATTTTGCAAAGTTGGATAGCCTAAAGCTTTCCAGTGATAACCCATTACTTGACCAATTCCCCAGCTTGCCGACTCTAAAGCAGACTCACGATGATATTGAGCGGCTGCATTCAAACGTCCATGCTGTGCTGAATATAAACCATAGTTGCCCATGGTTTTATTGCACAAATCAGGACGCTCACGCATGACTTTTTCTGCTGTTGCCGCTTTGCCGTTAGCGATCAGCCGTTGCCGAAATACATGCCGCTCAAATAGAATCACTGGTGTGCCGTCAGCATTAAACCCACTGCCTTTGCACTCAACTTCTATCACAGCTTTCAATGCTGCAACTTCAATACCAAGTTTTGAGGCTTGCGCCTGAATCTGTGCTTCAGTTAGTTTTTTGCTCATCATTATCTCNATGCAATTCAGNCTGATATTTCAGTCTTGAAAAAACACTTAAAACATTGTTTAGGAAGCCAAGCCATAGCACCCATGAATGCGGTAATAGCTCTTTAATCTCTTGTGGTACTGCTNNCCAAAACTGCGGNAAATTAGCACCGAACAGCCACAACAATTCAAAAGCCGCATACATCAAGACGTAAAAAAATGCGCTAATTGCACCCACTTGTACTGACTTGAGTTTCCAGGCTTGCTTCCAGTCTTCAATAAGTTTCATTTCCCACCCCATTTCATGGATTGTGTTTTAAGCCAATTCTCAATAAACGTACTCCCCATAATCCCAAGTGCTGACGCTAGAGAAATCAAGGCCAGTGGATTAATGTTAGGAATTTGCAAAATAATCGCTCCAGCTATAGTTGAAGTTGCTGCGCCTAAAATGGTGCGCCCTATTGTTAATCGCCATGTTAGCTTTTCATCCGAAACAAGCAGTTTGGCAAAGCCGATAGCCGCGCCGATTGCAATCAGTAAAAGTAAATTCTTCTCATGGTCTTGCATGAATCCCCCTAATTTTTGGCAATAAAAAACCCTGATCTAATTAAAGACCAGGGTTGNNTGNGGTTTGTTGTGTTTAAAGCTGAGTGATAATGTCTTTCAGTGCATCAACAGAATTGGCTTCNTNNATNTGCGCCTGAATCACCACCAGATAGGCGCTTGTCATTCTTATCAGCAAAAACAGGACGCAACTGCCCCATAGGAGAAACTATAGTCATTTTCCACCTTTAATTCTTAAAAAAAATAATGATTTAGTTAAAAATTTTAATTAACCAGCTTTTACAATGTAGTTGAATGCTACGTTCTTTGGTCTTGTTTCTTCCGATGTTCTGGCTACTTTTGATGCATCAAAACCGACAGAAGGGAAC